CGCCCGCAACCGCTCTCGGTCAACATGAACGACAAGGCTGAAGCCGTCGCCATCGCGCTCGCCAGCGATTGGCATGTGGAGGAAACGGTAGAATCTGCATCCGTCAACGGCCTCAACGAATACCGCCTGCCCATCGCCAAGACCCGCATTGAGAAATTCTTCTCCACCATAGCCCGCCTCACCGAGATCGAGCGCCACGGTGCCAAGATAGACGACCTCATTTTGTGGCTCGGCGGCGACTTAATGACCGGCATGATCCACGAAGAGCTCGCTGAATCAAACTCCAAAACGCCTACGCAAGTCATCCTCTGGCTCCAAGACCGCCTTGCAGACGGCCTCGCCACGCTCAAGCCGCATTTCAACCGCATCCTTATTCCCACAAGCTACGGCAACCACGGCCGCACGACGATCAAAACTCGGCACGCCACCGGTGCCGCGCACAGCTACGAGTGGCTTCTGTATCGCATCCTCGAAGGCCGATTCCACGGAGACCAGCAAATCGAGTGGCAGATTGCCGACAGCTACTTTAATTTCATGACGGTCTTCGACCGCCGCCTGCGCTTTCATCATGGCGACGGGTTAAAATTTCAAGGCGGCATCGGGGGCCTTACCATCCCAACAGAAAAAGCTATCGCAAGCTGGAATAAGTCGCCGAACCGAGCCGACCTTGATCTCTTCGGCCACTGGCACCAATACCAGCAAAACCGCCACTGGCTCTGCAACGGCAGCCTCATCGGCTACAACGCTTACGCGTTAAGCATCAAGGCGAGCTTCGAGCCGCCAACGCAGACCTATTTCCTCCTGGATAAAAAGCGCGGTCGCACCATGACAGCCCCCATCTACCTATGAGCACCTGGAAATCCCTCGCCAAAAAGTCCAACTCGCTCCCGCCCGGCTGGAGCACCACCGACGAAATCGCCGCAGACCTCGATTGCGAGCCAGGCGAAGTCGCCAAAATCCTGGCTGCCTCGATCCGAGAGGGCCTCGTCGAGAAGCAAACATTTCCTCACTGGCAGGAAGGCAGCCGCCAACTCCTCTACCAAACCGGCTACCGGCAAGCAGGAAAAACCCAGCAAGTTTCTGACAAAACCCAGCCACCTAAATCCAAACCGCTCACCAAGCCGCCCAGCACGCAGGCAGTCCCTGGCATCCCCGCCCACCTGCTCGACCGAGTGCGCCAGACTTGCGTTCGGTATCGACATTTACGCCCGAGCGAAATTGCCGCCCGATGCCGATGGAGCGGAGAGTCAAAATTATCATCGCAAGCCATCCGGGCCCTACTTGACAAGCTAGCCCTATAATCAAATTAAATGCCCGACGATCAGACCATAGTCGAAGGCGATGCCGGATTCCTCGGCATGGCCTCCCGCTTGAACCCGCTGCAACTCCAGCCGGGTGTGGTCCAATACGCCGAAAACATGCGCCTCGACCGAGGCGTCGCCCAAACACGCAAAGGAGCAAAGCGCCTCGCGGAGTCCATCGGCAATATCGGCGAGGCACTCACCGTTCCATTCCAGCTTGGGGTGGATAAATCCATCACGTCCATTACTCGCGGAGGCACTACGGCCACAGCCACTCTCACCGCGCACGGCTACGCGACCGGCGACTATGTGAACATTCGCGGAGCCGCTGAATCGCAATACAACGGGAACTTCTACATCACCGTGACAGGCCCGAACGCCTTTACCTACACCATGACAGCGGACCCCGGCGCATCGGCCACCGGCACGCTCATCGCCAATCGTGGCCCCGTAATCCAAACCACCTACACCGGCGGCATCATCGGCGCTGGCATCTACTCCTCCCCGCGCCTGGACAACTCAAATGAATACATAGTCCTTGCCGGGCCCAACGCCTGCTACCTCTGGCGAGAAGGCGCAAACCTGCAAACCATTTCCTACCCCACCACCGACACCATTGTGGCCGGTGATGACATCGAGATCATCCAGGCATTTGACAAACTCTACCTGCTCCGCACTCGGGAGGAGTCATTCATCCGCCTTTCCAGCCTCACGCAGACGGCCGGCACGGCCACGGCCGCCACTATTGGCACACAACCCTACCAAGTCGGCGATGTGGTGCGAATCAGTGGAGCAGGTGAGGCTGGGTATCTTGCGGATTTCGAGGTTACTGCCAGAACCACCACACAATTTTCCTTTACCGTGCCCACTGCCACAGACGCCTCAGCCACAGGACAAATCATCGCCCAGCGCGTGCAACCCGCCTTGGTATGGGATGGCGTGCTGGCAAATGCCTTCACCCGCGTAGCGCAAGGCTCGCACCCGATTGCAGTCACCTACTCACGCCTGCCATCAACCAGCACAGCAACCTATCTCAATAACCAACTCATCATCGCCCGCAGCCGCGACGAAGTGCTCATCTCGGATGTCTTCGACGCCGAAACCTACGACCCTGTTTTGAAATCCTTCCGCGCAAATGCGGGCAGCAACGACTACATCGTGGCCTTGCATCCCTACGCCGAAGGCCAAGTGCTCGTCTTCTGCCGCAAATCCATCTGGCTCGCCACAGCGGCCATTGGAACGGATGGCGTGTCGATGGATGCCGCCAATAGCAGCCTCCAACTCCTCACCAACGAAGTCGGCTGCTCCGCCCGCCGCAGCATCGCCACCGCAGGCGTTTATGTGTTTTTCCTCAGCGACAACGGCGTTTACCGCCTCGACAATCAATTTGACCTCAAGCTGCGCGGATCCACGCAGACACTCTCGGACCCCATCGCCAACCTGATCGACGGCATCAATGCGCAAGCGGCCCACCTGAGCAACGGCATCTACCACGGCAACCGCTACTACCTCGCCCTCCCGCTCGGCACCAGCACACAGCCAAACAGCCTCTTTGCTTTCAACATGCTCAACCAGCAATGGGAGACACGCGACACCTACGGTTTTGCCATAGACCGCCTGCTCGTCTCCGACTACGGCACAGAGCGCCGACTCTTCGCCGCCACCACCACCGGCAAACTCTTTCTCCTGGATGAGCAAGAGACCGGCACCGACGACACACTGAGCGGCCTCGGCACTACGACCGTCAACGGCCTCCTGCTCTCACGCCGCTATGGCTTCGAGAGCCTCAACACGAAGCGCCTCCTGCGAGCCAAAGCCAGCGTCGTGCTCGATGCCGGGTCCACCTGCACGCTCGATGCCGTGACGACCGACTACGACAAGGATTTCCAGATCGCCTCTCTCACGAACGCGAGCGGCTCCACCGAGGACTACACCATCAAAGCCCCGCTCCGATGCAAAGCCACCGCCCTCGATCTCCGATTCCGCACCTCCGCCGGCCGCCCTATCCTCCGCACCATCACCGCCGAAGCCGCCCGCTCCAGCATGTCGCCACAAGAAACCCGAACCCTCAACTAACCATGGCTACCGTCACCTCAAGCAAAACTTTTAGCTCAAACGAAATCGTCACCCCGGCAAACCTCAACCTGCTCGGCACGCCAACCGTCGCGCTGGCGGACAATGAGGTGACTACGGCGAAGATCGTGGACGCCAATGTGACTACGGCGAAGATCGCGGCCAACGCAGTCACAGCCGCAAAACTTGGAGCAAACGAGCAGCGGCAAATCTGCAAGGCGTGGGTGAATTTTGCAGGCCTATACAACTACACTAACGTAGCTGGAAATTCTGGAACATCTTTTGTAACAACCAATGGTTCCGCAAATGCTGTTTGGAATAATATAATTACCGCTGCAGACATCGTTGGCGTAACCTTCTATCTTATCTCCATTGGCAATGTAGCTGGCGCAACTCTAGGTGGAGTCAATGTGGCTACAGGGGGCTTTCAGATCACGGGCGTCAACAGTGCGTCGCAATACGCCATCAAGCTACTCGCTGGACCAGCGACTTTCTCGCAAACGGTCAATGGAAATGGAGCTGCGTCGGGTTATACATTTTCCTCATCAGGCATCCGCTCGAGTTACAACGTAAGCAGCGTTACGAGAAATGGAGTAGGTGATTATACTATATATTTTACCACACCTATGGCCGATGCTTTTTATTCGGTTAGTGGGTCGGCGTCATTTTATGACACTGTTTCCAATTATAACGCTCCGGTGTTTTGCGTCAGAAGGCACGTGACAGCAAACCCTGTTGCAATTGGAAGCGTCCAAGTTCAGACCA